AGGTGCGGGGTTAAGCATCTTATTTTTTATGTCCGGAATGACGTTTAAACTAACAGTCTCTTGCGGAAAGAGATATAAACACCGCATCACAGCGGCAGCACCGCATATAAAAATGGCGTGATTAGAAAGGAGTATTATGGAATTTTTAAAAGATATTTTAGGAGAAGATTTATATACCCAGGTAGAGGGAAAGGTAAGTACACACAATGCCGGGATCAGTGATGAAAGTAAGCGGTTAAAGCTTGCCGACTTAAGTACCGGCAACTATGTAAGCAAGGAAAAGCACCTTGGCCTTAAAACCGAAAGAGACGGGTATAAGACACAGCTGGAAACAGCGAACGGTGAGATTGCTTCCTACAAAAACATGGATATCGATGGGATCAAGCAGGCTGCAGCCAATTGGGAGACCAAGTACAATGACGATATCGGGAAGCTCAATCAAACGCTGCTTAACCAGCAGATGGAATTCAGTGCCAAAGAGTACATGAATAAACAGGGCTTTAAATCCGAGCTTGCTAAGGAAGCGGCGGTATCTAAACTGTTAGGCCAGAAGCTTGAGTTCAAGGACGGTGTCTTTGCTGGAGCCGATGATTTCATGAAGAGACTAAAAGAAGCAGATCCGGATTCATTTGTGCCGGCGGACAACAACCAGGGCAAGAGCTGGGTCAGAGGTACCGGCAACACGCACAAGCCCGCGGTCGTAGGCGATGAACAGGCTTACATGGATCGGAAGTATAAGGGCAACAAATATTATAAAGGATAAGGAGATTTAAACTATGGAATATGGTGGATATTATGTAGACGAGAAATACAGCGCACTGGTAGAACCAAACCTGTATTTTGACGCAATCTTTCAGCCGGGGCTTACCTACACGGATAAGCATCAGGGAGATGCGAACAGCGGTCTGGTAAAGATTTATAAACTGAATGGGGATGGGGTTCAGGATCCGAAAGCACCGGCTTCCGATCTGGATCACACCAAAGCAGAAAACTCACTGATTGATCTGCGCCTGAATAACACGCAGAATAAGTCAAAGAAAATCTATCAGGTACAGGCGAATGCAGTACCTTACGGCATGGCCGAGGAGCACCTTGCGCAGGCCACAATTGACTGTAAAGAGGGTTGGCAGGCATCGGGGCTTGCATGTCTGGCAACGGAAGGGACGGAACTGTCCGACGCTACCGCTCTGACAAAGAGCAATATCAAGAGGGGGATTCTTGACGCACGGAAGTCTGTCAGAAAAGGGAAAGCGGTAGCAAATGTTGTTCTTGCATCGGTAGATACCTATACCACGATGCTGGAAGCTGCCGGGGATCAGTATACACCGGTTATTAATGACGGTATTATGCAGACCGGCCAGATCGGCAGATGGATGGGGATGTTATGGGTTGAATGTAACATGCTTGATCTTCTGGATGATGCTAAGTACTTCGATCATACCGGTAATCTGAAAACGGTTGACCTGACCAAAATTGATTTCATCATGTATGACTATTCGGCGCTGTCTATCGTGGATAATCTGGAAGCGATCCGCCTGAAAGATTCCGAGAACTTTATCGGAGCACTGGCACAGGTGGAGATCAACAGCGGATACCGTGTTACCACAAGCGAGAAGGTAGCTGTTAAAAAGCACGCTTAAGTAAAGGAGGCCTATGCGGATGATTTATGCTGAAGAACCCTTTTATACTGAAACATATTTAGCAGGAAAAAAGCCGGTCATTCGCGCCGGCTTTCCCTATTATGCCAGGGAAGCAAGCAAGGTCATAGACCGGTATACATTTGGCCGGCTAGTGAAAGTCCAGGAAGCAGATATTCCGGAAGGTGTAAGGATGTGCTGCTGTGAACTGGCGGAGCAGTGTTATCAGGTGGAGAAGCAGAAGAGAGAAGCCGGTAAGACATCGGAAAAGGTTGGAACCTATTCTGTGACCTTTGCCGCTGATTCAGACATCAGCCGCAATGATGCATCCGAGAAGCACAATATCATCATGAAATGGCTGGGCAATACGGGCTTATGTTATAGGGGGATATGATATGTTTACCAACGCAGACGTTACGCTGTATCTGTACAGCAAGGAAGGTAAAAAGGATACTTACACCCGGCTTCCGGTGGAAGAAGTATTCTGGGATGAGGTGGAAGGGGCAACCTTGTTAAAGACAGGCCAGAAGAACACGGCATCAGTGCTGCTGGTGATACCGCTGGATAGCCTGACAAGTCCGATTACTTTTACACCGGGTAAGGACTTGGTGGTTTACGGGGTGGTTGATGATGAGATTGACAGCACCGACCAGAAAGCCTTGTCGGAATCTCTGACCGGATTAAAAGCCAGGCATCAGTACCGCACCATTATGACAGCCGATGCAAAACTGTACGGCAGTGAGTCTATGCATCATTATGAGCTGACGTGTAAGTAAGGGAGGTGTAGCATGTTCGATGCAAAACTTGATATTAAGCCCACTGCAGAACTGTTACGAAACCGAGGATTACAGCCAGGCGGAGCCGTGCAAAAGGTAATTGACTCTGAAACCATGCGGTATATGGGTAATTACATGCCAAGGCGGCAGGCGGGAGAACTGGAGCATCTTATGGTGATGGCAACGGTGATCGGATCCGGTGGGATTAATATACCGGGACCTTTCGCCCATTATCTTCATGAGGGTATCCTTTACGTATCGCCGACAACCGGCAGCGCCTGGGCAAAGAAAAATGAGGTCAAGGTGCCAACAGGCAAGGAACTTAATTATACCGGTGCACCGATGCGCGGCAAGAAGTTCTTTGACCGGATGAAAGCCGATCATAAAGAAGATATCTTAAATGCGGCGCAGGCACAGGCTAACAGAGGAGGGTGACAATGACCATTATTGATTATATGAGACAGAAACTGACCGAGTACCCGAAGATTGCGGAATTTATGGGAGGGGAAGAAGTACACATCGACTTTACTGAACCAGAACCCACCAACTACGGCCTGTCAAGTAATGGAGACAGCCTGTTAAAAGAGGATTTATTAGGGAATCAGCTCCGGCAGCATAACTTTGTCATGTACGCGGTGGGACAGTCCATTACGGACTATACCCGGCTGGCAAACAGTAACTTTCTTCTTAATCTGTCTTACTGGCTGGAACGGCTGCCGGAAGAGGAAGGCATAGAAGCAGATACCGGGAACGAAGTATTAAAAGGAAGATTCATAAAGGCCAGCTGTGCCAACGCAATGGCAATGCAGCCGATGGGAGATACCATAAGCAATGGCGTACTGTATCAATTACAGATATACGCTCAATATAAAGTAGAAAGCGAGGATATATTTTAATGGCAAAAATTAAACGCCAATTCATGGCAAATCTGGTCAATTCAGCGCTTCCGGGTGACACGCCGGTATGGAATCGGCTGGGCAAGGATCTGGAAGAGTACATCGTTGAGATGAACGCCAACGTGGAGACCAAGAACAATATTCTGGGGGAAACCAGCGTAACGCTTGACAGCTATCAACCGCAGGCCAGTGTGGAGCCGTACTATGCGGAAATCGGCGATCCGCTGTTTGATCGCTTGCAGGAAATTGTTGATGACCGGCAGACACTGGATGAATTAGAGACCGAAACCCTCGAAGTTCATTTGTGGGAGGAAACGACCGACGGTGTGTATGTCGCCTATAAAGAAGACGCTATTGTCGAGGTCGTAAGCTACGGCGGAGACACGACAGGCTACCAGATTCCCTTTAATCTCCATAACACCGGCAACCGGGTAAAAGGAACCTATGATACCAAAACCAAGAAATTTACAGTGGCTGCTTGAAGTGCTGCCGCCGCGGCACTGAATTTGGAGCTTCCAGAAGCGGCGGGGGATCATGAGGAAGTAGAAGAAAGGGAGGAATTAATCAATGGCGAAAATGAAGAATCTATCGTTTGATGATGGGTATGAAAGCATTACAGTAAATAGCGATAAAGACCGTGTCATCCGATTCAACCCGGCGGATCCAGAGATTATATCGCGGTTATTGAACCTGCAAAATAATTTCCAAAACTATCAGCCGGAACAGGATCTGGAACTGAATCCGGACGGAACACCTAAAAACGACATGGAAAAGGGCGCGGCGTTTATTTCAGAATTTTCCAATGCAATGCGTAAAGCATTCGATAATACATTCAATGCCGATGTTTACGACACAATCTTTAATGGGCAGTCCCCGTTATGTATTGTTGGCTCTAAGGAAAAGAAGTACCTGTTTGAAGCCGTGATTGACGGTCTGATCTCGATCATGGAACCGGCCATTGCCGAGTATAGCAAGGTCAATCAGGAAAAGATGCAGAAATACCTGGGAGACCTGTAATGATTGGCCGGCTCCCGTTGGCTCTTATAGTCGCTGGAAAGGAATATCCGATTCAGACCGATTACCGTAATATATTGCCAATCCTCCAGGCAGCCAACGATCCGGACTGCAGTCCCAGGGAACAGCTGTATATCATGCTGAAACGGATTTATCGGGATCAGCTTGATGCGATATCAAAGGAGCACCAGGAAGAGGCGGCCAAACAAGCACAGTGGTTTATTGACTGCGGCCGGACTGATGAGAATAGGAAAAAGCCGCCGGTTAAACTGATTGACTGGGAACAGGATGAACCGCTCATCTTCCCCGCGGTCAATAGGGTCGCCGGCGCAGAGATCAGATGCACGCCCAATGTCCACTGGTGGACATTTATGGGTTACTTTATGGAGGTTGGGGGAGACGGTTTACTCTCCACGGTTCTTGGAATTCGCCAGAAGATGTCAAAACGTAAGAAGTTAGAAAAACACGAGATGGAGTTTTACCGGAACAACAAAGCCATGTGTGATATTAAAAAGCGGTACAGCGCAGAGGAACAGGTTGAGATTGACCGCTATAAAAAACTATTTGGGTAAGGCACCGCGGGGTGTCTAATTTTATGCCCGGAATTGAGGTGATTGGATGGCTCATGATGGCAGCCTTAAGTTTGATACCAAAATCAGTACAGAAGGTTTTGAGGATGGTACCAGTACCATTAAGCGTGCAGCCAAGGCATGTGCGAAATCAGCAGAACAGGCTGGCTCACGAGTGAACGAGGCATTTAATAAGTCAACTCAGATATCCTCGCTGGAAAACCAGATCAAGCAGACAGAGCAGAAGATACAGGAGATGTCCGCTTCCCTGGAAAGCATGGAAAATGCTAAGGTTCCAACCGATGAGTACCAGGAGCTTTCCGGACTGATGGATAAGACACAGCTTA